CAGATTGGCCTAAGATCATTCACCAGTACGAATTTGATTGGGCAACCCCTGACATTGTGTTTGTGGCTGAATACTACAAACTTGAGGAAAAGACCGAAACAATCCGCATCTTTGAAGCGATTGACGGTACTGAAGAACGCTACACACAAGCAGACTTTGCCAACGATGAGATGCTAGAAGAAACCTTAATGGCAGTCGGCACTCGGGAAGTGCGCCAAAAGCGGGTCAGGCGAATGAAGGTTCGCAAATACATCATGTCGGGCGGCAAGGTTCTAGAAGATGCTGGCTACATTGCTGGCAAGTGCATCCCGATTGTGGTGGTTTACGGCAAACGCTGGTTTGTGGACAACATTGAACGCTGCATGGGTGCGGTCAGACTTGCCAAAGATGTACAGCGTTTAAAGAATATGCAGCTTTCCAAACTGGGCGAGATCAGTGCACTGTCAAGCATCGAAAAACCCATCATGACACCCGAGCAAGTTGCAGGGCATCAGGTGATGTGGGCTGAAGATAACTTGCGGGATTACCCTTACCTTTTGATTAACCCTGTAACAGGACCAGATGGCAACACACAAATTAGTGGACCTGTAGCTTATACAAAATCGCCATTAGTACCTCCAGCGATGGCGGCACTTTTGGAGATTACAGAACGGGATATGCAAGACATATTAGGTAATCCGCAAGGCGCAGATAAGATGGTTTCAGGCGTATCAGGCAAGGCTGTGGAGTTGATACAGACCCGTGTTGATATGCAGACCTTCATTTACATGAGCAACTTCGCCAAGGGCATGAAGCGATGCGGTGAGATATGGTTAAGCATGGCAAAGGAAATCTACACCGAAGACAAACGGAAGATGAAGACAATTGCGCCTACTGGTGAAGCTGGAATGGTTGAATTGATGCAGCCAATGATTGACCAAATGACTGGCGCAATGAAGATGCAAAACGACTTGACCGATGCAACTTTTGACGTTGTGGCGCAAGTCGGACCATCCAGTAGCAGCAAACGTGCGGCAACGGTCAGGGCTTTGACTGGAATGCTTCAGATTACCCAAGACCCTGAGACCGCCCAAGTGCTGACAGCAATGGCGATGATGAACATGGAAGGCGAGGGAGTTCAGGATGCAAATGCTTACTTCCGTAAGAAGCTATTGCGGATGGGCGTGGTTAAACCAACTGATGATGAAGCGCAACAACTTATGGCAGAAATGCAAGGTCAGCCTCAAGACCCGAACGCAATGTATTTGCAAGCCGCCTCTGAAGAAGCGATAGCAAAAGCGGCAAAAGCAAGAGCCGACACTGTTGAAACTGTAGCAAGCGCAGAGTTGAAACGTGCCCAGACGCTGCAAACTTTAGGCAAAGTTGACCAAACCGCACAGGATATGTCGATCACCAATGCCCGTGCGGTTGAAGAAATTTTGCAAAGTCAAATTGTGAGACCTGTTGCGAATCAGTAAAAAACAAGCGAGAATCAAACAAACGGCAACCACCCAGCCGTTCAAAGTGGGTGAGTTGAATGGGGTCAAAGATGAATCAAAAGGCAGTAATTGATAACAATGAAATTGAAGTAGACGAGGAAGAAGTCGAAGTCACCGAAATCGTTGACGAAGAAGAAGCCGAAGATACCGAGGAAGTTGTTGTCAGTATTGGTGAGGAAGCGCCACCTCCCGAAGAGCACACTCCTGCGCCTGAATGGGTAAAAGAGTTGCGTAAGACGAACCGAGAACTGCAACGGCAGAATCGTGAATTACAAGGCCGCTTACAAACTGCACCACCTGAGATCAAACCAGTGGTGATAGGTAATAAGCCAAAGCTGGAAGATCACGACTATGACACTGATGCATACGAGGGAGCATTAGCAAATTGGTTTGAGCGCAAGCGACAAGCTGATGATGTTAACGCCAAGCAAGAAACTGAAGTTATGAATCAGCAGAAAGCATGGCAAGCCAAGTTGGATGGTTATGGCAAGGCGAAAGCCGAGTTAAGAGTAAAGGACTTTGAAGATGCTGAAGAAGTTGCTCAACAAGTTTTTTCTATCACCCAGCAAGGCGTTTTGCTGCAAGGTGCAGATAACCCTGCACTCGTTGTTTACGCACTTGGTAAGAACCCTGCAAAAGCTAAAGAGTTGGCTGAAATCAATGACCCCGTAAAGTTTGCCTTTGCGGTAGCAAAACTGGAGAAAGACTTGAAAGTTACAAACCGTAGGCAAGCACCCGCCCCTGAGAGAATAGTTACAGGAACTGGACGTTCCTCTGGTGCGGTGGACTCAACACTTGAACGGCTGAGAGCAGATGCAGAACGTACGGGAAATATGACGAAAGTCATTGCGTACAAAGCGCAAAAGCGATCAGCATCCAAATAAATCACTAGGAGCTTTTAATGGCTAATTCATTCAGTAAAGAAGAGCGCGTAGCGTTTGAGGACATCCTCGAAGGCTTTAACGATGCTCTAGTTTTGTCCCGCAACGTTTCCATCTACAACACAGATGGTTCGATGATGGAACGCACCAACAACGTTATTTATCGCCCACAGCCTTACATCGCACAGTCGTTCGATGGCATGGACCAGACCAGTAACTTCACCGCATATACACAGCTTTCAGTACCAGCGACACTTGGCTTTCAAAAGTCTGTGCCATTTATTCTGGACGCTTTGGAATTGCGTGACGCATTGCAAGAAGGGCGTTTGGGCGATGCTGCCAAACAAAAATTGGCATCTGACATCAACATTTCAATTATGAATGTTGCCGCCGCCCAAGGTTCTTTGGTCGTGACTGTCAACACCGCAGCTGGTGATTATGATGATGTGGCTTTGTGCGACAGCATCATGAACGAACAGGGCGTACAGGCTTTTGACCGTTACTTGGCCTTATCTAGCCGTGACTACAACGGTATCGCTGGCAACATTGCTGGTGGTACAGGTGGTGCATCAGTCTCTCGTAGTTTTGCTGGCACTAAATCCAACACCGCTTTTGAGCGTTCTTTTGTTGGTATGGTTGCTGGTTTTGAGACTTACAAGTTGGATTATGCCAACCGCATTGCTGCGGCAACAGGTGCAGACCCAACCATGAGCACATTGGTGGGCGCAAGCAACTTCTATGTGCCCACAGCAACATCCACTGCCACGACTGGTGAGACTCAGAACGTTGACAATCGTTTCCAAACGATCACCGTTTCAAGCACCACCAACCTCCCAGCTGGAACAGCCATTGAGATCAGCGGCGTTGAGGCTGTGCATCACATCACCAAACAGGGTACTGGTTTCTCCAAGACCTTCCGTGTGGTGAGCGTGACCAATGCAACGACTTGCGTTATCACACCTCCAATCATTTCCGCACAAGGTGGAACTGATGCCGAGTTGCAGTATCAAAACTGTATCGTGACTGCTAACGCAACAGCTACCATTAACCGCTTGAACACAGTTGCTGCACCTATCAATTGCTTTTGGCAAAAAGATGCGCTGGAGATTCTGCCCGGTCGTTATGCCGTCCCGTCCGATGCTGGTGTCGCAGTGATGCGTGCCTCTACCGATCAGGGCATTGAACTGGTCATGCAGAAACAATACGATGTCAACACCATGAAAACCAAGTACCGCTTGGATACTCTCTACGGTGTGGTCAATAAGCAGCCAGAAATGTCTGGTATTTTGCTGTTCAATCAGACTTAAGGAAAAATCATGAGTTACAACGTAGTTTTTACACAAGGTACAGTAACTGTTGCCGTACCAGCTGGCGAGAAAATCGCTGTTCAAGCCTACTCAGCAGCAAGCGTATTTCAGCAAGTTGGTTTCCCCAATTTTCCTGAAGTAGATGATTTGCTGACCGTAGTCGAGAACACCACTTATGTGTCAGGCGCATTCACCAATGCCACCAACGTGACTATTCAAGCTGGTGCATCGGGTGCTTACTTTGCAGTTGGTGTTGCCCCAGTCATCTCTGACGATGGCAACTGGCAGCTGCAAGGCGCACCGGCTGACATAACTGATGGTGGTTCGATGATTGCCACAGCAGCAAATGTGCTGACTGGCATTGTGACTGCAACCCCAACCACAACCCGTAGCATTCAGCTGCCAACAGGTGCAAACCTTGATTTGGCAACTGAGTGGGCAATCGGTGAGTCGTTTGACTTTAGCGTCATTACTTTGGCTGCGTTTGCTTTGACCATCACGGTCAACACAGGCGTAACCATTGTGGGTTCTGCAGCAACTGCGGCTACGTCTGGTGCATCTGCACGATTCCGTGTTCGCAAGACTGCGGCAGATACCTTCATTGTTTATCGAATAGGTTAATTAACCCACAGGCCAGCAGAAATGTTGGCCTGTTTTACA